CAGCACCATTTGTGGAATTATACGAAGCAGAAAGGGTGGGTTCGGCGGGCGCGTCAATACTTAATGCAAATTGTTCAAAATCAAAATCGCTAAAATAGTTTGAGGTTCCAGCAAGAGAGGCAACTCGGACATAGGCACGGTAAGTAGTGTTGTTAGCAAGGCTTGTATCTAGGGTTTGACCATTAAGATTTGAAGTAATAATTCCAGTCTCAACTATGGGCGTGGAAGTGTCAGCGCTAAAACCTGATGCTAAATAAGTTGCTGAATCAAAAATTTTGATTTCATAAGCGCTTTGGTCATCGCCATCTGAATCTGCGTATGTCCAGTTCACCGACACGGTATTTGTATCTGTGACAGTTCCAGTAGGAGTAGTTACTACAACTGTTGGTTGATTTGTGACATTTACATCTATGTATAACTCATACAACGAGGCTATATCACCTGAAGCCGCGCCGCCATCTGTAAATTTAACTACCAGATTATCTATATGAGTTTGTGTCCACGCGGTTCCATCTGGGGCGCTTGTCAAATTTAAGGATGTATCAACCGTGGCAATGCTAAGAGTATTTTGGTAAGCCACGGGAACTGAATAACTTACTTCTCTACCGTTTCGGTCAGTAATAGTGCCAAGGCTCAATTGAACATATCCGTTTGTTCCAATTGCCAATTTTGCCCTCACATTCACCGATGTAACTTTTGTTGTAGCGCTAATAGTGGTAGTTCCGAACTCAGCATAATAACTAGCGGGAACCGTGGCACTTGTGCGCTTTATGAATGTTGAATTGCTGTCATCCGAGAGTGCGGCGTGAACTGTTGCAGAGCCACCGTTAATAGTAAAAGAAGATGCGTAGTCCCAGTTAGCGTTAGGGCGTAATACCGTAGCCATTATTTAGCCGCCAATTCTTTAGCAAGAACTTGGAACTGTGCGTCAATTGCTTTTGTAATTGCATCAACTTGGTCTTGACCAGTTAAACCTGCAACATTGACTGCAACCTTAAAAGCACCCTCTTGGATAAGAACATTGTTGCCTTGGGATTTTACTAATTGGGCATCAGTTGTTGATGCTAATTGATTTATACTATTGTATTTATTTTTTGCATTAGCAATTAAATCACTATACGCCGCATCCGCTCCGAATTGACCGATTGCCGCGCCCGTGAAAGATATAGCCTTTTGAAGTGCGTTAATTTGTTGGATATTTTCCGCCGCATTTCCACCAAGAATAGATGCCGCTAATTGAGCGCCCTTGATTGGACCTTCTTCAATGATTGCCTTTAATGCTCCAGCGTCAAGACCGTAAGCCTGAAGTTGAGCAATTTGTGTAGCGAACTGCTGGCTTTTGTCCAAGCGCATACGCATATTTTCAATAAGTGACTTAGCCTGTGGAATAAATCCATCTGGCAACTCAACGCCCTTTAGACCAGCGAATCCAATAATTGTGTCTTTTAGGCTATCTGCAAAGTCTTTTGCCGCTTGTTGAAGGTCGTCTAGGACTCCCTTGATTGCATCAATTCCTTGTTGCAAAGCGCTTCTAATTGCTTTCATTCTATCTACGCCAGAAATAGTTTCTTCAACTGCCTTGTTATCAAATTTAGTTGGGTCAAATATTGACTTTATGAATTTTTCCATATCGGCGCCGACATCGCCAAAACCAAGACCCGTCTTGAGTCCGCCCAACATATCCCCAAAGCCTTCAGTTATTTTGCCTAGAACATCCCCAGAAGTAAATGATTCAATAGATGTAGCAAGACCTATTAGGAAGTTACCAGCCTTAATAGCGGCGTCGGAGGCTGTATCAACAATGAACTCACCAACCTTGATGTCTTTCATTTCTTCCATTTTGTCAATAATTTTGCCAAGACCATCAGAGGCTAATTTTGCTCCAGCAACTAAAGTATCAACAACAGCCGCTCCAAAGTTAATTTGTTCGGCTTCTTTAATTTTATCAATCATCCCGCCAACAAAAGTAGAGGCAGTCTTGGCTCCAGAAATCAGACCCGCCATAATTGTCGAGCCGTTATCTTTAGTAGCAAATGTATTCACGCTTACGGCAAAGTCAAGCATTTTATTAGCAATACCCGAAAGAGTTCCAGCGACTCCAGTTGTGTAATTACCCCAACTTTTTGAAGCAGAAATAATTTTCATATCTAATTCCATGGCTAGGTCAATTGCTTTACCAGCGGCGGTTGCAATTGAAGCGCCCATTGATGGCTTAAAAGTATTGTCCGCTTTTTCTACTGCCGTCAAAGAATTTGCTAAAGCCATTAACCCATTTTTAAGAAGTCCAACACCAGGAATCAAATCAGGAAGTTTATCAACTTGCTTGTATAGCCATAAGAAAAACGAAGCAAGTTTTTCTTTTAGATAAGTAATAATCCCACTAATTATATTGCCTAGGTTACTTAAAACTTGACCAATAAACTCTTTAGCCTTTTCAATACCAGCAACAATCTTGCCCCATACATCGCCTATAAATTTACCTAACATCTCAAACCAATGTATAAGTGTGGCAATTCCCTTGATGATATTAGCCAAGACAACAATAATGGCTTGAACTGCGTGGGAGATAATTGCAATAACCACATTAAATACGGTTTCAACAATTTTTCTAAGGGTTTCGTGACCTTCAAATAGGCTTACAAAAGAATCTAAAACATTTTTAATCACGGTCAAAACAATCTTATAGAACAATAAGTAGGCTTTGATAATAAAATTGATAACCGTTTCAATGATTTTTCCAAGGATTCCTTGGTTCTCCATTAAGGAAATAAAGGCGTCAATAACAAACTTAATCATTTTTACGATACCAATAAATACCGTCAAGATAGCGCTATAAATAAACTGATATACAGCCGCTATGACTTTGCCAAAGGCATTATTAGTAGAAATTAACTCACCATACGCAAGAAGTAAATTCCCAAACACTTTGAAAATAAAACTAAGAACTTTTCCAATAATATTTGCTACTTTATTAAAAACTTGAGTTACAATATTTCTAAATGTTTCGCTGTGTTGCCAAGCCAATACAAACGCCGCGACAAGGGCGGAGATTGCCAGAACAACTTTCATAATAGGATTCATTCCCATAACTATGTTTAAGTCGGCTTGGGCTACCGTCAGCGCTCCAGTTGCAGTTGCTAATCCAGCGTTGGCAAGAATAAGACCTTCGGTTGCCGCCGCTTGTAAAGCCATGGAACCACTTGCAATAGCAGATTCCATATTTGCCATTGCTTGAGCAACTGCTTGGCGGGCTGTTGTAACCGTTAATCCAGCGGTTGCAACTGCTTGCGTTGCTAATGCAACGGCTGTTCGACCAGTTACAGCGCCGTAGAGGGCTGTAAGACCACTCATAACGGCAATTTTAGCCGCTTGAGCCGCTTGAATTACCTTGAGAGCAATAAAGGCTCCAACAAGTGCAAAGACAACTCCTTTGAGTACATTGAGAATAGCAATATGGCTTGTAAGGAAAGAAGTTGTTGTTCTAATTATTGAAGCAAGACCATTAAGCGCTCTAGCAAATAATGAAACAGCATATCCAGCAATGGTAACTATGACCCCGCCTAATTTAGCAAACCAAGCCAATAAAGGCTGAAGCGCTGTTGCAAGATTTCCAAAAGCATCTCTTACTTGAGTTGATGTCAAAGCCATGGCTACAAATGCTGTAAGTGCAATTCCAACTGGTCCGCCAAGACCTCTAAACAATGCGCCTAAAATTGGAACTTGTGTAAAAATTTGACTTCCTGCGTAAGCAGATAAAGCCGCAAGTAGGGCGGCAATTGGAGGCAAAAGGAACTCAATCTTGCCAGCAAGTTCAGTAATGGATTTTCCGCCTTTACCTAACTTGTCAGTAAGACCCCCAATTACTTCATTTCCTTGCAACATACCGTCAAAAAATGCTTTTAATTTGTCCATTGCAACCGCAATTGGAGCGGTAAGTTTTATTAGTACCATTTGAACTGCTTTAATAACATTCTTAAATGCTTCGCTACCATAAATTGCGGCGACAAATGATTTCTGCAAATTGTAGGCTGAAAAAATTAGTGGACCAAAGCCTTTAACAAGCACACCGCCCATAGCAACTTGCAACTCGTTATTTAGGCGAGCAAAAGAACGAAGAAGTTTTCCTGGGGATTTCATAGCATCTTTATAGGTTCCTGCAATTCTCGCACCTTCAGCAATAGCCCCGTTTGCAACTGCTTGTTGTTTTTCTTGATAAGTAAGGGCGCTTGCCGCTTTACCGATTGTTCGTCCAAATTCTTCATACATTTGTCCAGCAGATTTATTGATACCAACAGATTTAAGGACTTCGCTTCGTCCAGTAATAACAGCGTGTGTTAGTTTATTCAATGTTTCTGTTGAGTTCTCTCCAGAAATAACTGCAAAATCTTGTGCGGTTGAGGCTAATTGAGTTGCCAAAGCCAAGTCAAGATTATTTTGAGCAAATTTCAAAACCATCTTTTGTGCAACTTCCATCTCAATACCAACGGCGCGAATTGCAACAGCCGTGTCATTAAGTTTGTCAAAACCAAGACCAGTAGAACGCCCAACGGCGTTCATTGCATAATCCAACTCGTCTACGCGAGCCGCCGCCATAAATGCTTTGGTTCCAAATGCTATAAGTGCGGTTGAAAAAGCCGCCGCCGCGACGCCAGCGCCAACCATCCCTGCATGAAATTTAGATGTTTGACTAATCATGCCGTTCATTGCTGAACTGGCTTGAGACATTCCTTTTGTAAATTGCGCTGTATCAGCGGTGAGGCGAGCGCGGACTTCCATGGTTGCATTACCTTCAGCCATGGCTACCTCTTATTCTTTCGGTTGGCTTGTTCTTGTTCGATAGCGCGAACATTCCAGAGAGCCGCCCATTCGGTTAATTCTTTTGAACTCAGAGGGCGGTGGCTTGGGCTTCCGTAAAGAAGTTCAGCCACCGTCCTTCCAAGTTTTTCTGCTAATTCGAAAAGAAACCTACGCTCAGGATTCTTCAGGAAATCGGGCTGATGCCTCGTCTACCGCCTTCTCAGCAAGACCAGATGCTCCCATTGCCTTTGTAGCAAGACGCTCAATAACTGCGCCACTCTTAGACAAGATTGCTTCTTTATCATTTGCTGTGAAAATTGGTAGACCCGTTTCTGGGTCATAGACAGTTGCTATAACGCAAAGTGCATACATTAAAGAGATATTGATTTTATCTCCCTTTGCAGATGCCGCTTCAGTCATTCCTGCTCGCTCTGCCGCGGTCATTGAACGAAGTTGAACTGTGACGCCCCACTCTGGGACTTCTACCAATTCTTTCGAAATGTCATCGGCACTAAAAATTGCTTGGCGTAAATCCATTTTATTCTCCTTGGACACTAGGTTGGTCACGATTATTCAATCAGAGTTTATTAGTAAGTAGCGAGAGTAATTGCGCCAGTTACCTGAAACTCTGCGCTGAACTTTACTACATCTCCGACTCCACCGCTCTTTTCATAGGAGGTCAAAAAGCACTCTCCTGTGTACTTAGCGAATGAAACTGTGCTTCCTTCAGGACCATATTCAAATGAAACTGAATCGGTTTTGCCGACGA